AGGCGATCGCAAACCTGTCGCCGCAGCGCTCGGCATCGATGCCGGACATCCCGACCTCGGATGAGACCGGGGTGAAGGGTCTCTACATGTCAGGCTGGTTTGGATTCTGGGCGCCGAAGGGAACACCGAAGGATATCATCGCCAAGCTCAATGCTGCGATGATAGAGGCGCTTGCCGATCCCGCCGTGAAGGCGCGCTTTACCGAGCTGGGGCTGGATGTCGCTCCGCGCGAGTTGCAGACGCCGGAAGGCCTCGCCGCGTTCCAGAAGGCCGAGATCGACAAGTGGTGGCCGATCATCAAGGACGCCGGCATCAGCGCGCAGGCGCAGTGAACGCGTTCGCAGTGGTGCGCCGCGCTGGTTGATACCGGTCCGTTCTCGCCCGGTGCTGAGAAGGGGTCCAACTGGTTGCCGGCTCCGGCGGGCAGGTTCGTCCTGATGTTGCGCATGTACTGGCGAAATGAAAAATCATCAGAGAAAATCGCCGCCGGCGCAGAAGGTCGCGTAGATAGATTGAAATTATTGAATGGTGTTGCGGCGGCCGCTTGGTCCGTGACGGACAGAATGCGCGCCGGGAACGGCTGAGTTGGGGTCTTGCCTGACTGATGCGACCCGCGAGGGCCGCTCCCGACGTGCCATTCGTAAAGTTGCCGCTACGCTAGAGCCCGAACGTTTGCGCTAGTGGTCCTCGCGGCATTTCTGGCCCGGTGGCGCCATACAAACCTCCGTGACTGACGCAATTGTAACTCAGATTTGGCCCGGCGGTTGCCTCGCGGGACTACAATTTTTCAAGTCGCCTGCTTATCTCGGGCGCGGCCGACCGCCATGGCAGGTTCCCCCAGGCCGTTTGCGAACCCCGTCCCCTGGGTTCCCACGCAACCGGTCCCGCCATGGCGGTCGGCACCGCGTACGAGCGCGAAATCAGAAAAGCAGGGTCATGAGCCCGCAGAGTGCGACACCGACAAGCATCAGTGACCATTCCGAGGGTTTCAACCCAAACAGTCTGCCTTCGCTGATTACGTACGTCATCATTTGCATGTACTCGCTGCTAACACGTTGCACTGTAGCGACTGTCGACAGCGGCGGCTGTAGCGCGCAGGTCACAGACAGGATGAATCTCCTGCCGAAAGCCGGTACCAAGACACCCGGCCGTTGAGGCCCGAGTGTTTTAACGGTTGATTTGCCGCACTCAACGATACGGCATGGCTAATTTGACCAAAACAATGCCACTGGCTTGCTGCCCTCCTGCCTTCGTCTTGTCACACCCTGATGGCCTGTTTCGGCGCAGTCGAGCCAAAAGCCCGGCTGCTCTCTCAACGTGCTTGAAGTTGGAGTGCTAATGGCTTCCTCACAGAGTCCGCTCAACGAGCAATATCATAGAGACGATGCTGTCCGCCTTGTGCCAGGGCCGATAGCGCCGAACGCTCGACACGGCGGGCCAATGAACGATCCGACAGATTCATCCCAGCACATCGACATCACGGCCGAGGAAACATGCCCCGCACCCACCGTCCAGATGCTCGCACAAGATGACGCACAACAACGAGCACCTGCCATTCAGACCGCAGAGGTTCCGTCCGCGACAACTTTTAAGTTGATGAGTCAACTCGAAGCCTTGGCATCCGACCTGGCCGTCAGGGAACGCGATTCATCCGATCAGCACGCCGCGAATGGTCACGAAGAATCCGACTTTTCCGCCGGGCTGCAGGCAACGGAGCCATCAATTTGTGCTACTCCTCGTCCCTCCAGTTTCGATCCGTTTGCGAGCGACAGGCCCTCGATTGGCCGGCAGATCGTCTTCGTTCTTGCTGGCCTGTTCATAGTGGCTCTGATCGGTGTCGGGGGTACATTCGCCTGGCAGTCTCACGGCGTCTGGACCATGACGTCGCCCAACGAGGCTGACGTCGCGGCCGGTCAGCGGAGTTCCGCGCCGCCCGCTCAGGCATCCGCTCCAGGCGCGGCGCTTCCGCAATCGGGACCTGTTACGCAATCCGCATCAGCGCCCGGTGCGCCTGCAACACCTCCTGAATTGGCGAAGCAGCTTGACGCGATGGTGCAGGATCTCGCCCTCGTGCGGCGCGGGGTAGAGCAGCTTACCGCCAAGCAGGAGCAACTTGCCGCCGCGCAACAACAACTTGAGCAGCTCGTTGCCAAGCAACAGCAGCTTGCTGCGAAGCAAGAACAGATGGCCCAAAATATCGCAAAACTGCAGACGCGCGAGCAGACCATCAGGCCGAAGACCGCAGCCCCGCCTCAATTGCGAGCGGCTCCCATTCTGCCACGCACGCCGGCGGAGCCCGCAGCACAGCTATCGTCTGCGCCTGTGCCCCGCTCGGAGCCGCATCCCCTGCCACCGTTGCCTATTCCTCAGTGACATGGTGATCGGGCTATCGGTCCGACAGCCCGTAATTTGGTCACACGGCCATAAGTCCACAGGTTGCGAACTGAAACGCAGCGGCTGAACCACTCCGTTCGGCGCAGCGTGTCCGCTTTTAGAGGCGGACAGCATCGAGCGCAGCGGCCACTTTGTGCCAGTCGCGTCTGTTTTATCGGAAACTATCGAGGCGCCACACGCCGGGTGTTCGCCGCCGCGAACTGAAATTGCCGCGCGGGTGACGCGCCATCTCAACAACAAAAGTCATTTGATCGAGTGCGAGCGGTCCACGTTCGCTGCCCGGCATAGAATTAACTGAAAAAGGACAACATAAATGACTGCTCAAAAAGGCAAGGACCTGCTCGTGAAGATCGCGGGCGGCGGTGGATACACAACGGTCGCCGGCCTGCGCACGCGCCGCCTCGCATTTAACGCTGAAACGGTCGATATCACGCACGCCGAAAGCGCCAACCGCTGGCGCGAACTGCTCGACGGAGCTGGCATCAAACGCGCATCGGTGTCGGGCCGCGGCCTGTTCAAGGACTCTACCAGCGATGCGCTGATGCGGCAGGCGTTTTTCGACGGCAGCGTTGTCAGCCATCAGATTGTTATCCCGGACTTCGGAACGGTGCAGGGTCCTTTCCAGATCACGAGCCTGGAAATCGCCGGCGAGCACAATGGCGAAGTGACCTATGACATGTCGCTCGAATCTGCCGGCGAGCTGACCTTTACGGAGGCGTAGCATGGCCAATCGTCACCGTGGTGAGATCGAGGCCGAAATCGGCGGCGCGCGGCGCCGTCTGGTGCTCACGCTCGGCGCACTGGCCGAACTCGAAGATGCATTCGGCGCCGACGACCTGGTAGCGCTGACCGAACGTTTCGGCGCCGGCCGCATGAAAGCGCGCGATCTCACGCGCATCATCGGCGCGGGCCTGCGCGGGGCCGGAGAGGGCGTGAGCGACGACGAGGTTGCCGCCATGGCGATCGACGGCGGCGCACAAGGCTATGTCCGCGTCGCAGCGGCGCTGATTGCCGCCACTTTCGGCGAGGCGAGCGGATGACGCCGTTTCCCTGGAAGCAGGCGATCGGCTTTGGCCTCGGTGTGCTGCGGCTCTCTCCCGAACAGTTCTGGCGCATGACACCACGCGAACTCGCCTACGCCATTGAGGCGGTCACCGGCCGCGGCGCACCGCTCGATAGAAGTGCACTTTCAAAATTGATGAAGAGATATCCTGATGATCGATAACTTCGATTCCACCGACAATTCTTTACCTGGTTTTCTGCCTGAGACAGTCGACAAGGTTCGCGACAGCACCAGGATGTTGGGCGTCACCACGACGGTATTCGCCAGAGCTATCAGCAAGGCTTTCACGGATGCAGCGGCCGGCGGCAAACAGTTCGACGATGTGCTCAAGCAACTTGCCTTGCGGCTGTCCGGCATGGCCGTCATGCAAGCAGTTAACCCTGTTGCCAAGGGCATGGCAGGGGGCCTGAGCAAGCTCTTCGACGGTCTGTTTGCCGGCGGTGACTCATCCGAAAGCAGGCGGGCTATTCCCTTCGCAACGGGCGGGGTAATCGGTGCGCCGACCTATTTTCCACTCTCGCAGGGAGGCCTTGGGCTCGCCGGTGAAGCGGGACCCGAAGCAATCGTCCCCCTGACACGAGGTTCCGATGGACGGCTAGGCGTTGCCATGAGCGGCGCGGGGCAGCGGACAAATGTCACGGTCCACATCGCGGCCGCCGATGCACAAAGTTTTCGACGCTCGGAAGCCTACGTCACGGGCCAAATCGCCCGCGCGGTGGCACGCGGGCAGCGTGGGTTTTGAGCAATGACAGCCTTCCACGAAGTTTTGTTTCCGCTCGACATCTCCTTGAAAAGTGCCGGCGGGCCGCAACGTCGCACGGATGTCGTTTTGCTCGGCTCCGGCGCCGAAGAACGCAACGCGCGATGGACGCATTCCCGCAGACGCTACGATGCGGGTTATGGCGTGAAGACTTTCGAAGCGCTGTCGCAGGTACTGGCCTTTTTCGAGGAGCGGCGAGGGCGGCTTTACGGTTTTCGCTGGCGCGACCGGCTTGACCATTCCTCAGCCGCTCCGGGGCATGCGATTGCACCGACCGACCAGGTCATCGGCACAGGAGACGGCGTCACCGAGACGCTCCAGCTCGGCAAGATCTATGGTGCGCTTTATGCACCGTACCGCCGGCCGATTGTGAAGCCCGTTCCCGACAGCGTGCGTATTGCTGTGGCGGAAAATGAGCTGGAAGAGGGGGTCGGGTTCATCGTCGATCCAGCGACAGGGGTGATCAATTTCCTCCCCGGCCACATTCCGGCGAGCGGCGCGGCCATTACAGCTGGCTTCCTGTTTGATGTGCCGGTGCGCTTCGACACCGACTATCTCGAGATGGATCTCTCCGCTTTTGCGGCCGGCGCTATCCCCAAAATTCCACTCGTGGAGATTCGGCCATGAGAGTGATTCCTCCTGCGCTTCAGGCCAAGCTCGACTCCGGCGTCACGACTTTGTGCCGCTGCTGGATCATCGAGCGCTCTGACGGCCTAATTCAAGGCTTCACTGACC